CTCTAAGTACTACCCCTAGTACCAACCCTTAGTAATGGTATAGGCCCGTTAGGGGCTAGTACCCACTTGAAAGGCCTGCCCACACCGCTATACCCCATTAATATACCACATTGTTGAACATTTGTCAACCCTCCAGAATTTCTGTGAGGGATTTTTTTTGTGTAATATGCAATAGCAAGCACACCCCCGACCCCCCTGCAACCCCCGGTGGGTACCCAAGTATAGGAAAAGCATTCATCACAACCAGGAGTCGAGCCTTCAGTATCGCTTGAGTAGTCTCATTGTATTCACATTGTGTTTACTTATGGGTTTACTTGTGTGTTTCTTAGCATCTTCGATGCGCGCAACTGTGTTGCTTTGGCTTGTGGTACTCTGTTACCGTATTACACAATCACCATTGCTCTCACCCTAACAAACCATTGGGTCTGTTACATTATAACACATTGACAGTCCCATTGATTGACACTTGTAAACTCAGACATCTAAACACCGCTTAGATTTTATTGATAAACGATAAATCAACGCTAGGGCCGTTTTAAAGGCCGTACGGGCCGTTTGATGGGTTCCGGGTACCTTCATACCAAAAATCTCTTTGCGGTGTTTGTTCCCGTCTTGTACCCGTCTTGTTCACGTTTCAATCCACAGGGTTTAAGCTGCCCCAATGTGAGTAACTTAGATGATCTATCACTATTGACTTTCTTCCTTTTGTCTCCCTACGCGCGTGCGTTCCTGGTCACCGCGCATAATCAATCCCTACTAATCCGATGGAATATAAGGACGTGACCAGGTTCTGTCCTAATTCCTATGGGATTAATAGGTTGTGTTCACGGTTTTGTGATTGGATTCGGACCCGCGTTTATGACCCTATTAGCGGGCCGGGCGGCGACGCCTAGCGGGTGGCGCGGCTCTCGCCCATCCAAATCAAACGCAAAGGCAAACGCTATGTCAAAGCATAGGCTTGGCAAGCGAGAGCGCGAGGATAAGCGGAACCTTATCCGTGGCAACCTTGCCAATCTCTCGCAAATGGAACGGTCCAGCGGGACCATGCGCTCAACGTGTGACACTGACAATCTTCTGTCACGCACGCACACCATGGGCGCTTACGTTGGCGCTTCCGAAGGGCGTGCGTCCGGCACTGTCCGTATGGGCGATGGCGTGCGCATCAACAAATCCGCACCTCAACATGGGATGCCTCGTCCTAACGCTCGCATGGGTGACGGGACGGAATGTCACGTCACAAGGAAGGTGTGATCTATAATGATCCATTTTGTGCAAGCCTGCCTTTGCGTAGGGGCGGCATATCTATGCGCGTGGGCGGTCCTCGCCTTCGCGGATGCTTGTAACAATTAGGCCACACACGGCCGCGCGTGACGTGTTCACGCTTCCGTGATTTGAGCAGACCCCTTGGGTGTGAAACAAGGGGTTCACTGAAGTCACGGGAAGGGCGCAAGCCCGATCACAGACTTTAGGCGCGGCGCGGCGTCACTTCATTCGCGTATTGGTGGCCTTTGGCCCGGCGTCTTTTGGCGCGCACTCGCCTCACGGTTTGTGCGTGCTTTCGGACAAATGGGCTAGGCGTAAATCCGACGCTGCAAAAAGGGACTTGTCCCGGATTGGCGTTACCGCACGGTAGGCGGCTTGTGGGATACCATGCCCGCATCCCTAACCTATACACGCCCTAAGTAGGACGAGAGTCCGCGCAGCTATGTTGCGATGTGCTTGAAACGCACCTTGGGAGTCCGTCGGCGTGCGGTCAGACAAGCTAGCAGATTGCTAGTGTTAAACACATTCGCATGAGACCTTACCTAGTAACCCTCGACGTTGTGTCCCGCTGTAGGTGAACGGTCAAATGTTGAATGTGTTTAACCGTAGCAATCAAGCTGCGTTCACTCATTAGGAGTAGTACCAATGACTCAAATCGTCCTGATCGAAGCCAAGAAGATCGACGCCGCCATCGCCTCCATTGCGGAGCGCTCGCAAATTCTGGACTTCGACATTCACACCACGGCGGTCCAGTGTCTCCTTCACGCGAAGGAGCACGGCGACCCGCGCAAGATGGACAACCTCATCAAGGCGCTTGGCAAGGCCCATCGCTCGAAGACGCTCAAGTTGTGGGCTGAAACCTATTCGCCCATCCGCTGGAACGGTGACGGCAAGGTCGGCATCCTGCCCAAGGACTCGAAGAAGTACCAGCCCTTCGATATCGACGGCGCGGACGAGACCAAGTTTTGGGACCTGCAAGAGGAGACCGTCAAGAAGCCGCTCACCCTGGCCGCCCTCAAGAAGATCGTCGAAGGTCTCACCCGCAAGGTGGACAAGGCCGTCGAAGATGGGGCCATCGCCGAGGGTGAGAACGTGGTCGACATGAAGGCGTGGATCGCCAAGGTCCAAGCTGCTGCCTAGCGGGCGGTAGACCTGAGCAAGTCTGAAAACTGCTCACCCTTACATGCGTAGTCGAAGGCACATGCTTTGCGTGTGTCTCCTAGTACGCATGGTGCGTGCTCAACAGAGAGGAATGACTACTATGTCGAATCGCATCCGCTGGAACATCCGCGACCGGGCCACCGGGCAATCTATCACGATTGCTGGGCCGCTCTCCGGCAAGGCGGGTCAATCGCAGCGTGACGAACTGTCGACCGTCATCAAGAACTGCTCCAACGTGGGTATCGTGCGAGGGGGCAAGTAAGATGTCCCAACGTGCCGGTATCCGCCGCCGCAAGCAATGGAAGCACGGGTTTAAGAACCTGGCCCCGCTTGATCGGCCCAAGTACAAGAAGCCGTCTGTGGCCAAGCAAGCCAAGCGCCTGCAACTCCTGATCGAGAAGCAGCGTCGGATGCAGGGTAATAAGAAGGGTTAAGACATGTTCTGTGAACTCTACGCGATCCGCCCCCCGGGTGGTCCCGGTCAACCGTTCAACATGGTCAAGATCAGCGAACACAACTCCATCGCTGACGGCAAGCAGGCTATGAACGCCCGCCGCCATACGGCACCCGTTTCTGATGAGTGGAAACACTCTCTGTACTCGGGTTCTGGTCGTCTGATTACGACCACCTACAACGGCGGCAACAGTCCGGCCAAGAAGTAGGGCTGGCCAATGCGGGCGCGAGATAAGATCGGTCTCGCACGTCTAGTGAGCGGTGTGTGGGGCAGCTAGACATTCTTGACAAATCCAGACATTAGTGTATAATGTTAAGACAGGGGTGCCCTAAGGAGCCGTACTAGCGGTGCCTGTGGGTGCCCCTGTTTTGGCATGTGCTGCGTTAGCTAGAAGCTACGGTTTCTGTCTAATCCAACACATGTAGAGGGAATCTGTGTTCTGCAACGCCTGAGGAGTAAGGCCATGAATCTCATCGACCCCAAGGACTACTACAACCGTACCCCCGTGCGTAAGGCTCAGGCTGAGCGCCGTGCGGCGGCTGGCAACTACCACCCGACGGGTATCCGCGCAGGGCACCACGTCCAGCGCAACGCCAAGGACAACAAGTCCGATGGCTAAGTACTATCTCGGTCAACGTGTCAAGATCACTGAGACGTTCTGCGTAAGGTCCATCAATAGTGATCTTACGTACACGTTAGCGACCGAGAAGTTTCATCACGGAGGTATTCCGTACCCCGAGATACGTATCCCTGTGGATATGTATACAACTCCCAGTCTCTCGTGGCATCAAGACTTGAGGCTGAGAGTTGCAGCTTGGCTCGTCTCCTTGTCCCAGAAAATCGAGGGAAAGATCAAATATGCTCGCTGACCTCCTCATGATCATTCACGGGGTTGCCCTGTGGATTGTCTTCAGCTTCTGGTTGGTGCTCACCTGGTCTCCGACCGAACCCGAAGACCAACCGACTATGGTCTGGGTCTGGTGGACTGTCACCATCCTCGTCGGCACCCTCGCCTCCACTTTCTACGTCCTTCAAATGAGGTAACTATGACTACCTTCAAGAACTACCAAGCCTATCGCGAGTGGCTCACCCACTGGCGGCGTGACAATGCGGAACTGTGTGCCCGTATCAAGGCGCTCAAGATGATCAGCCGCACGGCGTCCAACAACTGGCGTGTGCGTGCTGCGATGTCTGAGCTGCGTGGCCTCCAGATGACCGCGAGGTCTATCATGATCGCCCGCAATGCTGTGGTGGCGGCGTACAAGTCCAACACTCAACAGGCTCAAGCGGCTGCCAATCCGCTGAATGATCGGGTCGCCCTGGCCAATCCCACGGACGCGTTGGCGTAAGAAACCCTAGCCTAATCAAGGGTTTGTCAAACGGGACGTGAGTTAAAGGCTTGCGTCCCGCTCTTTTTGTCGGCGCTCGTAGCTCAGTTGGATTAGAGCAACAGCCTTCTAAGCTGTGGGTTGCAGGTTCGAATCCTGCCGAGCGCGCCAATGTGGACATGGTGGAATTGGTAGACACGACGGACTTAAAATCCGTTGCCTAGTTGCGTCCGGGTTCGAGTCCCGGTGTCCGCACCAATTAAAGGAAGCCCCTATGACATTGATAATCAATATGGTATTAGTGGCGCTGGGTGTTCTCCTAGTTTTCTACACCGCAGGCTCGTACAAGGAATGAAAAACCCGAAATAGGCCAGATTGGATATAACATGAAGACTGCCCGTATCAAACTGCGTGTGCTCGATAAAAAGGGTCTGACCGAATCAGAGGTCCAGTTCTTTCGAGCATACACATTACCGCTGCCTTGTTGGGTGAGGATGGAAGAACTGGCCAAATCTCAAGGTGAACGCGTGAAACTCGTAGCTTACATCGAAGATGGGCGCGAATTTGTCTATAACCGAGGGCGGTGGCTCTCTTTTCAGGATTGGTGGTTCGATGCTTACCAATGAAGCCCTAGTCCGGTTGTCTTCTGAGGATGTTCTTCCTCAGGACTACACCGGGATGACTTATAGTGTGTTCACTAAGACACAGATAAGGCACTATCCTCATCAACAGTGCTATGGCTCTATGCCCCAGCACATCACTTCGTCCTCACACGGGGTGATCATCTGGCTTCAGAACGACACAGATGGTGTTCAAGAGTTCTGTGATCTAGTCCGTTCAGAAAATTTCTTCTACAGAGACCTCAAGATCGAAGTCATCACGGTCGGCCAGAAGGTTGGATTTGTCTGGCGATACGACCCTGGGTCTCCTCTCAACAACTGGCACCCTGTTATGTCTTTCTTCAAGATGTGCCGACAGTTCACGGAGCACAGACCGGGAGGTAAGGCTTTCAAGATTCTGGTAGAGAATGGTATGAAGCCGATGCTGGCTATCTACCTCTGCCAGTTTTACAGGGCCACGGGGAATAAGATTCAGTACGCGAGTGGCGGCGGTTTCCACGGAGCCTGGGCGGACAACATGGTCCGTATCATGTGGGCGATCTATCACGATCGTCTGTGTGACGTACCCCTCTCTAAGTATTCAGCGATTCCGAAAACAGTTCATTGTAATTACGTGGGCTGTGACGGATATCTTGCAAACGTGGGACTTCCGAAGTCTCTTCCGAACAGTGTGGGGTCTAAACCTATCAATAAGGACTACCCTGTCAGGATCGAAGTGGCGGAGGAGCGGGGCTCTTTCAGTCAAGTTCCGAATATCGTCAAAGATATTCCGGCTATGGTGAAAACCTATCATGACTATCTGGACGCCCTCGCTCCAGACAAAACCTCTCCCAATCCTGAAGACGAGGATTTTTGATCGTGAAGGTCTATATCGTTCCCTCAAACTACAACAACCAAGTGAAAAGCATGTTTGCGATGCTTGGGCATATAAGCGTGGCGCAGCCTAAGGATGCAGACGTCTTTGTCTTCACTGGTGGGGCTGACGTTCACCCGTCGCTCTACGGCGAAAACGAGTTCGAGGGGTGTCATTACCACATTGAAAGAGACATCAGAGAGCGTGTCCTCTTTAATGTTGCTGTGAACAATGACATCCCGATGATCGGTATCTGTCGTGGCGCACAGTTTCTGAATGTGATGTCAGGCGGTCGTTTGTGGCACGACGTTGACAATCATGGCCGTAACCACGAAGTTGTCGATCTGAAGACAGGCGTGCGCTACAGTGATGTCGTATCTACGCACCATCAGATGATGATCCCCGGAAGTACGGGGGAAGTCCTCGCCTACGCCAAGGTGGCTAACAACAAACGACGTCCTGGGTTCCAGTGGTCAAGAGCGAATACACCCGCCGCTGACTTCCTCGCCAAAGGCGCTGATGGACAACCTGATCCTACAGCTATGGACATCGAAGCTGTGTGGTACGAAGACACCCGTTGTCTCTGTTACCAACCGCACCCTGAGTACAACCATGTCGGGGCTACCCGAGAGTACTTCATCGAACTTATGAATCGTTTCATCACGAAAGAGGCCGCCTAATGTGTGGTATTGTTGGGGTTGCTGGTAACCTATTTGAAAAAGACGCGAAGACTTTCAGGGACCTCCTGTACATGGATACCCTGCGGGGTGATCATTCGACGGGGGTGCTGGCGATCACGAACACCCTCAAGGGTTATGACGTGCTCAAACGTCCTGGTCCCGCCATGTATCTGATGGAGTCCAAGGGTTTCGACAGGGTCGTCAACAGTTCAGCTCGTGTTCTTCTAGGTCACAATCGTTATGGGACTATGGGTAAGGCGACTGTCGCTAACGCTCACCCGTTCGATTTTGATAACGTGTGTGGTGTCCATAACGGTACGCTGCCCCACAACGTCAAGTCCAAGCTCGAAGATCATCATCATTTTGATACTGATTCTGAGGCGTTCTACAACAACGTGAACGAACACGGCGTCGAGGCGTCTATCACGTTGTTGACGCAAGGTGCTTACTGTTTCGTCTGGTGGGACAAGGATACTGACGAACTCTGTATGATCCGTAATGACGAACGCCCCATGTGGTACACGTTCAGTCTTGATCGCACGGTCATGTACTGGGCTTCCGAAGTGGGCATGTTAGCTGCGGCTCTCAATCGGAACGACATCAAGACGGAGAAGTTCAACTTCCTCGATGTCCACAAGCTTCATCGTTGGAAGATTCCTTTGGGTAACAAGGCTTGGCCCGAAGCTGTCGTGTCTGAGCTGCGTCCCAAGAAAGAGGAGTCCGTTCATCACGGGTATAACTTTCACAAGCCGCATTGGGAAAGGCAAGCTGAGCAAAAAGCAGCTCAAGAGAGAACAGCGAAAGAGGGAGCGCCGGGAGCAGCTAAAGCTGGCGCTGTAAAGATTCGAGATGCGTCCGAAGATGAGAAGTTCATCTGGTCTACACTTGAGGTCAGCGAGCTTTGCATCGACGATACGTCCCCTGATGGGTGGCACTCTGACGAGTCTATCGTCGAGTGGTTCAAGCGTCGATTTCCAGTTATCACGCTTCCGTCACAACATAAGGTTGTGGATTTACCGACCCGTAAGGTACTCGGGTATATCCACCCCAAGACGAGGGCCGAAATCACCAAGGCCGAATTCGAAGTGATCACCAAGCATGGTTGTGATTGGTGTCAAAAGTCCGTCGAATGGGGTGATCACGTTCAACTGTGCTGTGTTGATGGGATTTCCATCGAATGTATCTGTGAAAGTTGCGTTAATAACGACGTAACTGCCAAGCAATATCTGGAAGGATGATTCCAATGGCTTTCAAGGTCGGCTGTGATCCCGAAGTGTTCGTGCGTAATCCGAACAACGGTCAATTCGTCAATGCCCACAATATGATTCCGGGCGACAAGAAGAATCCGCATAAGGTGCCATTCGGTGCTGTCCAAGTGGACGGGATGGCTCTTGAGTTCAACATCGAACCGGCTGAGTCGTCGGGCCAGTTCCTCCACAATGTGAAGTCGGTGTACAATACTTTGCAAGGTATGGTCCCCGGCTATGAACTGGTGAATGTCCCGACGGCCGAGTTTGGAGCGGAGTACATGGCGCAGCAACCGGAGGAGTCTCTGGAGCTTGGGTGTGAGCCTGACTACAATGCTTACACAGGCCAAGAGAATCCCCGCCCCAACGCCAAGAACACCTTCCGCACGGCGTCTGGTCACGTTCACATCGGCTGGACCGAGGGTGCTGACCCGCTGGACCCGGCCCACTTTGCTGATTGCATCGAAGTTGTAAAGCAACTCGACTGGTCGCTGGGTTTGATGTCCAGACTTTGGGACCCCGACGAGAAGCGTCGCTCCATGTACGGTGATCTCGGGGCTTTCCGGCCTAAGTCGTACGGTGTTGAATACCGAACGATGTCCAACGCCTGGCTGAATGACGATGCTCTGATTGAGTATGTCTTTGATCAAGTCCAACTGTCGATGGAAGACTTGAGCAACGGTGTCAAGTACCATTCTCAAATGGGCTCGGCTCTTCCTTGGAGACGTTACTCTGTGGACGATACGCGAGATTACATCAAACGGTCTCCGCATTCTTACAGAGCTCTTCACAATCTGTGGACTGGTGGTCTCAAAAAGGTGGCGTAACATGTACGACTATAGTCATGAACAAGCGCGGATGCGTCTTGGCGGAACTATCGTAGGCCATAAGAAGGAGTTCTTCCTCATCGAAGATATCCGTGTTGGTCGTGAAGGTGGTTTGACCGCTGTGGCGTGGGAACTACCGTTCCGAGATAAGATGTCCCTACTGAAGTTGCAGGACATCGAGTGTTTTAATTACAATCTTGGATACTGGAACTTCGCGAACAGAGAAGCTCTGTACGTTGTTCGAGTTCCCGCGCGACAACAACGCCAGGGTATCTGCGACGAGAATCTCAGTGTCGTGACGAAGGACGGGCTTCGTCGCACTCGTGACTACGGACGTGTCTCGAACTGTGCTCAGTTCATAGACATGCTCAAGGGGGAGTACCCTACTTTCGAAGAAGCTAGGCGACGTCTGATGGCGCGTGAAGCTGTGTCTGTAGCGGTCAGCCGTGACATTGCCTATCGTTACGATGAGGACCTGGAGTTCTATACTCTGGAGTATCGTGGTCGTACGGTCGCTCACGGTGACATTGATCGTATTAATCTCCCCACTAAGTTCTCTTATCTCAGGGAACAACTGGAGCAAAATAAAATTAAGGTGGCATGATGCAAGAGTCTTTGTATAATCGGTACCTACGTCCCGACATTTCGTTCTATACTCTTATCACGGGACGTAGACCGAAGAAGGGTGGGTACGGTATCGAGATCGAAGTGGAGGGCAACAACCTTCCTCACGGACTCCCCGGTTGGGCAGAACACCAAGATGGTTCACTCCGTGGTGAGTCTACGGAGTATGTTTTCGCATCTCCCCTCGATTATGATGCGTCCCTGAAGAAGCTCACCGAACTGGAGACTGCGTTCAGAGACAGTAAGTCTAAGCTGGACTTCTCTTATCGTACGTCCATCCATGTGCATGTGAATGTTTCTGACCTTCCTCTGGTTCAAGTCGCGAACTTCATCACCACGTATTTCATCCTTGAAGACGTGATGTTCGATTTCGCAGGACGCGACAGAGCGGGTAATCTCTTCTGTCTTCGCGGTAGTGATGCCCAAGGGTTGATCCAAACGTTGATTGCTAGTGTCAGATATGGTCGACCTCTTGACTATCTGAATAGCGACCAGATTCGGTACAGTGCGCTCAATCCCAAGGCTCTCGTTCAACACGGCTCACTAGAGATTCGGTCGTTCAGAGGTACTGAAGATTTTGATGCTGTCCGCCAGTGGCTCACTATCGTCCACCAATTACGACAAAGTGTCGGGAACTTCGAGGACCCTCAACAAATCGTGGCAGGTCTGTCTGCGCTAGGATCGGACGGGTTTATCCGTAATATCTTTAATGATGAGACGGCAGAACTTTTCCTGCGACGCCCCAACTTGCATCAACGATTAATTGAAGGCGTCCGTCTCATTCAGGACTTTGCTTTTTGCATTCCTGATTGGACGTATCAAGAGCCGGAAGGTAAAGAGAAAGGGCTCCAAGCTTTCGAGAACGTGATTCTACAAGCGGAGCTACCCCCTGCGCCCCCACAAAATGAACGCGCTGCGATTCGTGGGCGCAGAGGGATTAATATCATTCTCGATGAAATAGTTCCGGTTGACCCGGACCCCGAAGAAGTTGAATTTGAAGACGAGGATTTCTGATATGTTTATCTACGCTCACAATGCCGCCTCTGAAGGTGCTAAAGCTCTGGCTCAAGCTCTCGATGCTAAGCGCATCAAGCACAAGAACTCGACGTTCAAGCCGTCCCCCCGTAAGACGATCATCAACTGGGGGTCTTCGAATATACCTGTTGAGTTACGGGTGTGTCGTATCCTCAATCTCCCCGGCCAGATTGCTCTCGCATCCAATAAGCTCAAGTTCTTTGAGCATGTCGAGGACTCTGATGTTCGTATCCCCGAGTTCACCACGGACATCGAGGTTGCTCGTCAGTGGCAACAAGACGGCTTCGAGATTTGCGAACGTCACTCTCTGACGGGACACAGCGCTGAAGGCTTGCGATTTGTGGTTACGGGGGTTGACATTCAACGTGCCCCGTTGTATACTAAATACGTCCCCAAGAAGGAGGAATACCGAGTTCACTTTATGAACGGGGAAATTCTCTTCACTCAGCAGAAGAAGCGTCGACTCGACGTGGCTGATGAGAATGTGAACTGGAAGATTCGGAATCACGACAACGGGTTCATCTACGCCCGTGAGAATGTGGAAGTCCCTGTGGACGTTCAAGCGCAAGCTCGAGCTACTATCGAACGTCTGGGCCTGGACTTCGGTGCTATTGATATCATCTACGTCAAGAAGTCCCAACAAGCCTATGTGCTTGAAGTTAATACGGCTCCTGGTCTTGAGGGTCAATCTGTTCAAGACTATGCGGAAGGTTTCAAAAGGTTCTACGGAAATGGCTAAGATTTTTGTGTACGGCACTCTTATGAATAGTATGGACAAGTTTGTCGAGGGTTCCAAGTTACTCTTTGACGACGTAGTCTTGTCCGGCGCTTCTCTGTACAACTTGGGGTGGTTCCCTGGGTTGCTCTTTGACTACGATCAGAACCGGACTGTGACCGGCCAAATCTGGGAGTTCCCCGCTGAGGGTTGGGAGCGCCTAGACAGATACGAAGGGTTTACCCCTGACAACCCCGAAGCCTCACTGTACCTACGTCGTCGACTCCCCATGGGTAATCTTGTGCGTCAAGAGGGTATGAACGATGCGTTCCTTAGAAGTCGGATCGAAGTGTACCAATACAACAGTCGTGTAACTCATGAAATGAGAATTCCCGATGGCAAATGGGCTTCAGTCGCGTAACAAGTTTACGCAAACGGACTATGATCCTGAGTGGGACACAGACTATTGGTGTAACGTTTTTCGTAAAGAACTTGTGAAACGATGGCCTCGGGGGTTTGACGGACACTCAGCTCCTGAGGATATCATTGATCGTATCTTCTTTCGAGAATTGTTCTCCGAGCACAAACAAGCTTACGCCTACGCAGGATGGTGGCTCACCAATATCTCTGGAGATTTAGCGGATGTACCCCCGCCTTGGGCTGATCAGAATTGGGAAGAATAATGAAAAAGTATGGCGGTATTTTACACAATTATCGAAGAATTGATTACTCCGAATATCAAGACTATTATCCAGGAACTTTGGGTTATGTGTATTTCGGGTACTTAGACGAAGACCCGACGGGGAGAGGATTCGAAGGTCCTAACGGGGTTCGAACCTCCATGGTTGTGAAGGATGACGGTAAGCAGATTGAAACTCTCAACACTATTTATGATCTAGCCTGATGCCTTGTTATATTTGTAATCGTCCTATTGACGAACCTCGCCTAGACCCCAGGGACATGAAAACTGTCCCTTGTTCTACTTGTGAACAGATCATTCAAGAAGCGGCCTCAGTTGTGTCCGATGAGGATATTTTCACGTACATCGAATCAGAACTGGAAGACTACGATGAAGAGCTTGGGTATCGTCTACATCAACCTTGGGAGGACTAAAACATGGCCACGGTCAAGCTCGTATGGGCGACCCCAGAAGCCGAGAAGTACCTTGCTTACATGGCTCGTGTCTCAAATCCAACTGCTAAGGTCGGCGACCCGTTTGCGCGCCTTCTAAGATATCTCGTTCGCAAGAAGCACTGGTCCCCCTTCGACATGGTGAACTTCTGCGTCGAGATCGAGGACTGTCCTCGTGACGTGTCTCGTCAGATGCTACGTCATAGTTCCATGAAGTTTCAAGAGTTCTCTGGTCGTTACGCTGCGTACGAGAATGGTCTTATGGAGCCTCGTGAAGCCCGTATGCAGGACCTCGAGAATCGGCAGAACAGTCTACCGTGTGATGATGATGACCTCAATAATCAGTGGCGGGATATGCAACAATCGGTTGCGAAAATTGCCTATGGACTCTATGGACATGCTCTTAAACTTGGAATCGCCAAAGAAGTGGCACGTAGTATCCTCCCGGAAGGGCTCGTGCCCTCCAAGATTCACATCAACGGCACAGTGCGGTCTTGGATTCACTACTTCGAAGTCCGGTGTGATCCTGCAACCCAGAAAGAACACCGACTGATTGCCGAGCAAATCAGAGAATTGTTCTACGAAACCTTCCCTCAACTGAAAGAAATTCTCAATGCCGATGATCAATAATCCAGCGGTTTGGAATGCCGTTCTAGAGAATCTGTATACTCAAGGTTTTAATTCTGCTACTCTTGCGGGAGGAGCTGTACGTGACTATATGTTTGATAAGGACGTCAAAGACTACGATATCTTTATCCAACAAGATGAGTTGAACGGGAGAATATTGCCAAATATGTCCCACGCTTGGGACAACCAACCTCTGACTCTTTTGAGTCCGGGTGACGAAGGTTATGATCCTAATTTTCAAGTTTATAATTGCGCACCAACTCCCAGATTTGAAGGGATATACCCCGTCATCCAATTGATCTTTGTTCCGAGCTTAGTCAAGGACTGGATCAAGACTTTTGATCTAACGATTAATCGTATGTGGTTCCGTAAAAGAGAATTGCATATGTCGTTTGAGGCTCTACGTGCTTTTAAGGAAAAGAGTGTCTACGATGTACCTCAAGCTGAAGAGAACCGGGCTCGGTACTTAGTGCGAGAACGAGGTTATGATGATTTCCGTTTTTACGATCTGAGAGGTCAAAGGATTGTCTGACAAAACCCATCTACCGTGCCCGGACTGCGGTTCTAGCGACGCACTAACGCTGTACGCAGACGGGCACACTTTTTGTTTCAGTTGCAAAAAGACCCACCATTCGGGTCACAGTAAAGAATTTAAGATGGACGCATTTGAAAAACAACATAAGATGTTCCCCCTGCCCGACGTCTATCACGATTTGCGTGACCGGGCTATTCCCGCTGAGGTGGCGAAGAAGTACCAAGTAACTACGGTACAAGACGAAAAATCTCCTTGGAAGTACGTGTACCCACTGTTTGATCAAGACAACCTCAATCAGCATGTGGCTAATAAAAAGCGTTCTCGTGTAGGTAAGGACTTCATCTGGGAAGGTGAGGTTAAGAGAGCCGCCCTTTTTGGTATGCAGGCTTTCCCCAAAGGCCAGAAGTACATCACCATTACAGAGGGTCAGGATGACGCTATGGCGGCCTACGAGATGTTCGGCCGTAGGTATGCTGCTGTCTCTGTTCATAGCGCCTCAGAGGCCGTTAAAAACTGTGTAGACAACTACGAGTGGATCAATTCCCACGAAAAGATCATTCTCTGCTTCGACAAGGACGAGCCTAAGGTCAACGAGAAGACAGGAGAAATCCGTTACCCCGGACAAGAGGCAGCTCTCGCAGTTGCGGCACTGTTCCCTGTGGGTAAGGTTAAGATCGTCACGCTTGCGGACGGTAAGGACGCCAACGACTATCTAGTCCGTAAATGGCATGACAAGTTTGTCAAGGAATGGTGGGCAGCAGAAGAGTACACTCCGTCTGGCTTAAAACTCGGAAAGGATATGTGGGATGAGATTAGTACTCCTCGTAAGTTCGAGACCATCCCATTCCCGTGGGAGTCTGCCAACAAGATGCTCTACGGTATTAGACTTTCGGAAGTCGTACTGCTCACCGCTGAGACTGGTATCGGTAAAACCCAAATCGTCAAAGAGATGGAACACCACATTCTCACCACGACTGACAAGGGAGTGGGTTTCCTTCACCTTGAAGAACCCAACGCCGACACCGCCATTGGGCTTATGTCTATTAGTGCTAATAAGCCTCTACATTTACCTGACGTACGGGAGACGGTGACCAATGAAGAACTCCGCAAGTATTATGACGACGTTATCAACAATGACCGCGTCGTTATCTGGGATCACTTTGGGTCTAACTCTATTCATGAAGTCCTTAACAAGATCAGACATATGGCAGCTCTCGGTTGCAAGTACGTTTTTCTTGATCACCTCTCTATCGTTGTGTCTGATCAGTCGGGTGATGAGCGAAAACAACTAGACGAGATCAGTACCAAGCTGAAGACCCTGTGTATGGAGTTGAATATTGCTGTTATCGCTGTTATCCACCAGAATCGGGCAGGTCTTATTCGAGGCTCTGCTGGTCCTGAGCAGATTGCCAACAGTGTCATTAAGCTCTTCCGCAACAAGGAAGACCCTGACGAATGGCGTCGCAATGTGACAAAGTGTGTCTGTCAAAAGAATCGCTTTGCGGGTAAGACAGGCCCCATGACGTATCTGTGGTATAACGAGATCACAGGGCGTTTGGTGGAGCTGGACAAGGAGCAAATCGCCAAGTACGAAGCTGGTGGTGCCGATCAAGTGTTAGAAGAAGGATGGTAAGCCGTGGAAGACCTCATCAATGAAGCTAAAAAAGTGGGTGTTCAGACTGAAGAACAGTTCGATGCGTACGTAGACTTGCGGTCTCGTTACGATGAGTCTGACGCTAACAAAATCTTCCGAGAGGCGATTAGGTGGCAGTACCGAGACAATCCCTTCAGTATCGCAGTCGGAGGGGCGGAGTACAGTTTTTTAGAACACGGACTTGGTGACGACTACGACGACGAATACGATGATTGAGACGATGACGGTGACGAGGATTAATGTATCTTAATCATGCAGACCTAAGTAAGTATTGGGTGGTGGACATTGAGACTGACGATCTTGATGCCACCACTGTCCATTGTATCGTCGCAGAGAACGTTGCTACTGACCAAGTCCTAGAATTCTACGGGGCTGGTATGTACGCAGAGTTCAGAAAGTTTTGTAGTGACCCCAGCATCTACTACGTCGGGCACAATTTTATTTCGTACGACGGGCCTGTTTGTAATCGTCTTATCGGTACCCGCATTGCTAATGACAGGATTGTTGATACTCTTGTCCTTAGTTATCTCTACCATCCTACTATGCCTGGAGGACATTCTCTTGAGGCTTACGGGGAGAGACAGGGTGAAGCTAAGGACCTCTTCAACGATTTCTCGGGGTTTAGCTCCCAGCTCTTGGCGCGGTGTCGGAAAGACGTAAAGATCACCAAGCGACTGTTCCTAGCCTTGGTCCGTAAGATGCGGGCTGTGGGGTTCTCGGAGCAGTCCTGTGCCCTTGAGCATAGAGTCCGTCACATCATAGACAAACAACAAGCGAGAGGCTTCTATTTTGATGTTCCACAAGCCATGGTCTTACAAGGCCGTCTCACAGCTATACGTGAAGGCTTTGCGGAACCGATTAAAGAGATGTTCCCACCCGAGCTCGTTGAGATCAACCGCTACCCGTACAGGAAACTTAAAAATGGATCAGACACACATCATTATCAACGACATCAGTTACAGTATCCCAAGCTCGTACATTATGAGAGCGACGGAACGTATGCCGTATTCGACTACGAAGAGTTCAACATCGGATCACCCCAGCAGCGTCTACGTAAGCTGCTCTCATTGGGGTTTGTTCCCACTAAACTGACGAAGGGCGGCAATCCAAGTGTTGACGAAGAAAGCCTCGTGGACTTCGCTAAGGAGTCGGGGATTAAAGAGGTCGGCCTTATTGCTGACTGGATGGTTGTTCAAGCTCGCCTGTCTATGCTTGGCTCTTGGCTTGACGCTGTCAATCCTGACGATAGTCGCATTCATGGGCGCGTGTTTAGTTGTGGTGCTGCTAGCCGTCGTATGACGCACAATAGCCCTAATACGGCTAACATCCCGTCTTCTGAGGCTAAGTACGGCCACGACGTTAGATCGCTCTGGAGGGCCTCTCCGGGTCTTGTACAGGTGGGTTATGACGCCAAGTCTGCTCAGATGCGGTGCTTTGCTCACCTACTCCCTGATCCCAGCCTTGGGGCTCGATTCTACGACGGGTTATCAGACCCTCACCAAACCAACGCAGACTTAATTGGCATCGGAAGGAAGCCTATCAAAAATGTCTTTTATGCAAATATGTTTGGGGCTTTTCCTCCCAAGCTTGCTGTTACTGCCGGCCGTGTCGGAACTAAGAAAGAACTGAACGAGTTCGGAACTTGGATTCAGGCAGAACTGTACCGCGTTACACCTGGCCTTAGAGAGGCGACTGAACGAGCCAAAGCTGAATTTAGACAGACAAAGGAAGGGTGGATGCAATGTATCGACGGTGGTTACGTACGGTGCCCCTCGGAGCACGCATCGCTTAACTACAAAATTCAGCCGCTTGAAGCCGTCCTTATGAAGACAGCCACCGTTCTGTTGGACGAGTCGGCTAGAGACTTAGAGCACTACAAGGTCGGTGACATCCATGACGAGGGTCAACATGAAGCAAAGCCGAAAGACGCAGAAGAACTCGGACGTCGAGCAGTCAAAGCTATTCAGGACGCCGGGGAACAACTTGGTTTCCGCGTCCCAATGGACGGAGACTTTAAGATCGGAGCCAACTGGGCGACGACGCATTGATAGTCACTTCAAACGGGACATTGACTGATGATCTACAAATGTGGTTGGTGTCACGATATCTGTACCCCTGTCTTTGACAAGCTAGGAGCTGTTTTCTGTTGTGATGATCATGCCCAACATTATCACTCTTATGTGAGGTTAAGAACCTATGACGGTAGTAATTTGCCCTAAGTGTGGGTACGACAGGGACATCATTAAGACCACAGATTTCTCCTGGTGGTGTCCTGCTTGCTGGTCTTCTTGGGGTACTCCTTTAGGCACCCCGTCTAAATATATTAGCACAGAGGTTTGATTTTGTCAATGACTAAAACATGGGTACTAGCTGATCCACATTTTGGACATGCCAACATTTGTAATTTTCTACGAGAAGACGGTTCTAAGTTGAGACCTTGGGATAATGTGGAAGATCATGATGAAGCTCTGATCCAGAATTGGAATAACGTAGTCGATGACAAAGATCGTGTCTACGTTCTTGGTGATCTGTGTATGCATCGTCGTGGTATCTCTATCGTGTCGGCTTGTAAAGGTAGAAAAGTTTTGGTCAAAGGGAATCATGACATCTTTCATCTAAAAGATTACACCCCTTATTTTGACGATATCAGAGCATATGTCGTGATGCCTAAATTCAAAGGGGACACAAAGCTCATCATGTCTCATATACCTATTCATCCCGATAGTCTCGGAAAATTTGGTGTGAATGTTCATGGACATCTTCATGGGGGCTCTGTCAAAGACGACGATAGGTATATCTGTGTCTCTATGGAGCATATTAATTACACACCAATTCTTTTAGATAGTCTTTTGTAGGTTGACAAACCGCCCCACTTGAGATATAATTATATAGTTGAGTTGCGTTAGGAGTTAGCAAGCAATGGCAATGATTCGAGGAAAAGCTCATTGGTGCAAGATTTTGGGTGCGCCGGTGAACGGTTATAAGTCCAAGCTGGAAAAGAACAAGGAATGGACTTTTGATCTTGAGATTGATGAAAATGGTCAAGCCCAACTGCGTGAGCAAGGGTTTGGCGAACGCCTGAAGGACAAGGGTGACCACGTTACCTTTAAGTTTAAGCGCAAGGCGTATAAGGCTGATGGTACCGCTTCCAAGCCGATCAAGGTTGTGGACGCTCAAGGTAATGATTGGCCGGAAGACAAGCTGATCGGTAATGGCTCGATCTTGAACGTCAAGTACAATGTTCGTGCTTGGCAAGATGGTGAAGGCGTTTCGGCTGATGTGCTGGCCGTACAGGTCTGGGAATACGTCCCGTATGAGGGTGGTGAACAGTTTCCCACTCGTGAACTTGAAGAAGGTGATGAAAGATGGTAATTTTTGTTGGTGTTGCGGCGTTTGGTATCGGTATTGTTGGTGGTTATTATCTTCGTGGCTACCTCGAAGGTGATGTGATTGGCAGCTTGCGAGACGCTCTTTCTTCGGCTTACGATGAGATTGAAGCTCTCGAGGACAAGATCACTGAGAAGGTACTGAAGGCTAAGCCCAAGAAGGCTAAGACCACGCCGACTACCTAATACCCTGGGGCGCTGCATGAATGGACGCAGCTTGCGGGAGACGTCGTTGGACGGGGGCGCTCCCGCTTCATTTTGCCACCTTAGCTCAGTTGGTAGAGCACCTGTTTTGTAGTCAGGGGGTCGTGGGTTCGAATCCTACAGGTGGCACCAGTAGGGATTTTGATTTGCAATATAAAGCCGAGTATCAGAGGTTCGTTCGTTATCTTGAGACAGTGCAAGTTGTTGTAACAGCTACTGACTCTGACGATGCCTCTACTAAGTTCGAGGAAGACGAAATTGATCGCTTTCTTGTTCTACAAAGAGACGCAGTCGAAGTAGACGAAGAGACCCCTGTATTCATTCCGGTGATTAATGACGAAAACGATTGAGACACTTGTTGAGGACATCTATGGTTTATTCAACGAAGATGGCGGTCACAAATCTGACCCCAAGCGAATTGAGGAACTGGGTCACAACCTCAGCCGAATGGTTGAGCAAAGACTTGCAGAAGTGCGGGGAGACTCTTACCTTCGAATGTCAAATCTCGGTAAAGGGGACAGACAGCTCTGGTACGACATCAAGGGAGGAGTACCCTCCGATACACTCTCCGCTCACACCCGAATTAAGTTCTTATTTGGAGACATTCTAGAGCTTCTCCTAATCTTCCTCGCCGAAGAGTCTGGTCACGTTGTTACTCATAAACAGGAAGAAGTAAATGTCGACGGTGTTGTTGGTCACTTGGATGCTGTCATTGACGGTGTGGTTGTCGATTGTAAGTCGGCGTCTAGTCCGTCCTTCAAGAAGTTCCAAGCCGGAGGCCTCCAGGACAACGACCCCTTCGGGTACATGGAGCAACTGGCTGGATATGTTGAAGCCACGCCTGACGCGAGCGGAGGTGGGTTTCTGGCAATTGACAAACAACTCGGGCACATCTGTTTTGATTACTATGACCGAGACGTCCTTGACACTTACCGCATTAGGGAACGCATCAGTGACATTCGAGAAGTCCTTGCGTCGGATACAGAACCAGACCATTGTTATACCCCGGTCGACGACGGAGCGTCTGGTAATCAGGTGCTCGGAACAAACTGCTCATACTGTCCGCACAAATTTAGGTGCTGGAGAGATGTCAACGATGGTTTCGGACTACGAACATTTCTATATAGTAACGGTCCCAGGTATTTCACCACAGTAATTAAAGAGCCTAGAGTACAAGAGTTAGAGTTAAATGGATAAGATTGTAGATTTTTCAAAAGGTCGTGTGATTGAGGCTCCGAAGCCGGAAGGCCCCAAGCCCACGCTTAACAAGTACCTCATTACGTACGCTGATGGTAGACAAGACGAAGTGGAAGGGTCTCTGATCACAACCACGGCTTTCTTCGCTGTTGGCATCCCACGTGAGATCGACATGGACTTCCGATGGGCTTCCCCACTCGCTAACGTCCATAGCATCAAGGCTATCTGATGCGTTCGGGCTTTGAGCGCACCTTAGCTGCATCTTTGAAGCGTCTCAAAGTCCCTTTTGAGTACGAGTCCCTGAAAATCCCTTACACTATCGATCACGAGTACAGACCCGATTTCATTTTGTCTAATGGTGTGATTGTAGAGGCGAAAGGGTTTTTCAGGTCCCCGGCTGAGATAGCAAAGATGAGGGCCGTGAAGGCGCAACACCCGGACCTTGACATTCGCTTTGTCTTTCAATATGCGCATAAAAGGATTCCGGGTCAAAAAACAACCCACGCCCAATGGGCAGAGCGTCACGGATTTCCGTGGGCTGACGGAGAGATACCTAAGGAATGGCTACCCATTTAGTAATCCCTGATTCACATGCACATCCCGGTTTTAATAACGACAGATACACATGGCTGGGTAAGCTTATTCATGACCTTCGCCCCGATACTGTGGTTGACATTGGTGACTGGTTTGATATGCCTAGTCTCTGTTCTTACGACAGAGGTAAGAAGTCTTTTGAAGGACGATCCTATAAGGCTGATATTGAGGCTGGGTTAGATGCTCAGGACAGGATGTTCCATGAAGTTCGTAAACACAAGAAGCGTCTTCCACGTTTCGTTAGGACACTTGGCAATCACGAGGCACGCATCACACGCGCAGTCGAAATGGACCGTGTTCTGGAAGGCACAATTGGTTTGGCCGATCTCCAATCTAAGGAGTACGGTTGGGAAGAATATCCGTTCCTCGAAGCTGTAAACATTGACGGTGTAGACTATGCGCACTATTTTGTTACTGGCGTATCTGGTAGGCCTATTGGGGGTGAACACCCTGCTTATAGTCTCCTCACTAAACGCTTTCGTTCTTCCACTTGCGGTCACGTTCATACTTTTGATTATTGCATTAGAACTAGTGGCACTGGCAAATTACACGGGTGTGTTGTAGGTGTTTATCAAGATTATCATGCCGACTACGCGGGTCCTGCCAATGACATTTGGAATCCAGGAGTCGTTGTGTGTCGTGACGTTAGTAATGGTGCTTATGACCTTGAGCACATTTCACTGAAGAGGATTCGTGAGGCTTATGCTTGACGCTGACCAGTACACAGAGTTCCGGCAGCGTGTTATCGACAACTTTGACATTTACGATTTGGTTGAATTTCTGAATCTGACTGTAGAAGACTGGCTAGACAACACGACTGGCTGGGAAGAGAATACCGCTCTTATGGAGGCTGTAGGCTATGGACCGGGCGACGAGACGCCGTAACCATATCGCTTATGATCTCAACCAACCTAAATATCGAAAGCGCCGCGTCATCGAGCCCAAACGTAGGGAAGACGAAGACGAGAGGCGCTTTCGTCGTTATGGGGTTGAAGAACATATGCAAGGAGAGAATAATTGAGAAAAATAAAAATACCCCAGATGAATGATTATCAACGCTTCGTGCATATCAGCCGCTATGCTCGATGGATCGAGACAGAAAACAGACGAGAGACGTGGGAAGAGACAGTTCGCAGATACGTAGACAACGTCGTAGCGAAGGGTGGTCTGGACTCTAAGACACTCATTGAGATTGAAAAAGCCATCACAGGTCTTGAAGTCCTGCCTTCTATGCGGGCTCTCATGACTGCGGGTACGGCGCTTGATCGCTGTAACGTGGCGGGGTACAATTGTTCGTACCTGCCTGTGGACAGTCCCAGGGCTTTTGACGAAGCCATGTACATTCTCATGTGTGGTACTGGTGTGGGCTTTAGCGTCGAGGAAAAGTATGTTCGACAACTCCCCGTTATCAACGAACACTTTGAGAGCACAGAGACGGTCATTAGAGTTGGTGATTCGAAGTCTGGGTGGGCTCGAAGCTTACGTGAACTCATTGCACTCTTATATACAGGACAAACCCCAAAGTGGGACACCAGTAATGTTAGAGCAGCGGGCGAACGACTTAAGACTTTTGGAGGACGTGCTAGTGGCCCTGCGCCACTCGAAAGACTGTTCGACTTCGTCGTTGGAATCTTTACAAAGGCTGCAGGCCGACAGTTAACGTCTCTTGAATGCCATGACATCATGTGTAAGATTGGTGAAGTCGTTGTCGTTGGTGGTGTTCGCCGCTCTGCGATGATTTCCCTGTCTGATCTGCATGATGACAAGATGAGACACGCGAAAACTGGTAATTGGTGGGAAAACAATGTCCAACGAGCTTTATCTAATAACAGCGCTAGTTACAGCGAACGACCCGGTATTGGGGCTTTTATCGAAGAATGGAAGGCACTTTACGAGTCCCACAGCGGCGAGCGAGGTATCTTCAATCGAGCGGCTTCACAACGTCAAGCTGCACGAAATGGTAGACGAGACAGTGAACAAGACTTCGGTACAAACCCTTGTTCCGAGATTATCCTTCGACCTTACCAATTTTGCAACCTCACCGAAGTCGTGGTCCGAAATGACGATGACTTGGACAGCCTTGCCCGGAAGGTGCGGTTGGCGGCTATCCTCGGTACGATCCAATCAACATTCACTGACTTCAAGTACTTGAGGTCCATCTGGAGGAAGAACACTGAAGAAGAGAGACTCTTGGGAGTATCCCTTACAGGTATTCTCGATCATCCTACTCTGGTACACGATAGCTCTGCTCTTGACTATCTTCGTTCTATTGCTGTAAAGACAAATGAAGAATTTGCCAAGCTTCTGGGTATTCCTGTTTCCGCTGCCATCACTTGTGTCAAGCCATCTGGAACTGTCTCGCAGCTTGTGGACGCAGCCAGTGGTATCCATCCTCGTTGGTCCCCTTACTACATCAGGACCGTGCGTGGAGACAACAAGGACCCACTAACAGAGTTCATGAAGTCTGTAGGTATTCCCTATGAACCGGACATTACCCAACCCGAGACTACTACAGTTTTCTCGTTCCCGCAAAAAGCGCCTGAGGGTTCTCTTACACGTCGTCAACTATCCGCTATCGACCACCTGGAGCTTTGGAAGACTGTACAAGAACATTGGTGTGAACACAAACCTTCCATCACTGTCAATGTAAAAGAGGACGAGTGGCTGGATGTTTCTGCTTGGGTTTACAAGAACTTTGACGTACTTAGTGGCGTTTCATTTCTGCCCATGGACGAACACAGTTATAAACAAGCTCCCTATCAGGAATGCGATGAAGATACGTATAATGAATTGGTGTCACAGATGCCTGATTCAATTAACTGGTCTGATTTGTCGTTCTATGAGTTTGAAGATGGTACGACTGGTTCACAAGAACTGGCCTGCACTGGTGGTGTCTGCGAGATAGTGGATATCAAAAAGTAAGACAAAAAAATAACCCCCAAGGTGATGAGCCCTGGGGGTTTTCTTTTACTTACGCTTCTTGTTCGCCTTCTTGACACCAGCCTTGTCTAGCTCCTTGTCTTTAGCCGAACCTTCTTTAACGCCCTTGTCCATCTTGGCGTCTGCCTTGGACTTTTCCCATTTCTTCATTGTCATCTTAGCCATGGTTGAACCACCTTGATTTCGATTTTACTTCTTGCGGTACTTGTGTTTGTTGTGTACTTACCGGCGATGCTTTGGTTGCTTGACCACTAGCGACACCGTTAATCTTCTCAATAGTACGCATTGTACCTAGACCGAGAATCGGACCAAGGATACCTAACAGGAGGTTTGCATCCATATGTGGAAACGCATTTACACCAAATGCCACGACTACTGGTCGAAGAATAAATTCCATCGCAACACCAAAGCCACAGACCCAAATGATAAAGGGTCTAGCCCCGGAGACAAACAGATTACTGTTGGCCGCTTCGGTATTGTTAACGCCGATCTGAGCTTGGAGGATTGAGTTATCACGCTCGTCCGCCTTGTCAGCTAGTTCGGCCATCTTGAGGTCAAAGTCACGCTGCGCTCCCTCGTTAGGAAGTACTTGTCGGACTGTTTGCCCGATCTCCCTAACGAGGTCACCGCCCAGCAGACTGGTTAGCGGATTACCCACGTCTCATCTGCTCCGATAATTCGACAGCTCTGCGGCCAACCTGTGTAGCCCACTTGGACTTCAGCATGGCGTCCGCAGCAGCGTCGTACTGGCCGTTCTCAATCATCTTGAGCGTGTTCTTAAAGCCTAGAACACCTTTCAGGCCCATGTTAAACGTCATGTTGACAAGGACCTGCTGCCTAGCAACTGTTAGCTTGTCAAACCACGGGAGGGCTCCCCGAATGCCTTCGCAGGCTTCTTGGATGTCATTCGCCAGCAGATAATCAATCTCGTCTGGCCGGAGCCTTCCACCCTTCTTCTTGTCAATTAAACGACCAACCCCAATAGTCCAGTAACCTAGGCTGTCTTGGTAGGCGTACTCACGTACACCCTCATGTCGTTTAAGTTGTGCAACAAACTCTTCGTCTGTCATTTTACAATCAATGCCTCCAACCGCACTCGTGAGCGCGTTCATGAGCTAATAGTTCCTGCCACCAGTTTCCGCCGTCGTTACGAGGCATAATGATAACATTAGTCCTAGGAACGTAACAGGCCAAATAGATTTTACCATTACCAGCGCCTCCTCCTAACTCTTTTCTGCAAAGCCAGTTTGGATTCACATCAACTATTATTGTAGCACGATTCTCACATTTTGTAAAGACTTGAGGTGGTGCTACAATAAGAGATAGAAGTAATAACCACATTACAGTAAGAAGTTCCCGCTGCTAAGAGATTGGAGTTGAGCGTCGTTAGCCGCGTAGGGGAACAGCGCGACCCTCTGGACGTAGTTGCTGAGCGATCTCGCCCCATCCGGGCGGTTGCCTATGGTCAGCGTCGTCAGACCCGCCGGGACGGACGTGGCGGCCACCGCAACAGGATTGCCCAGGTGCGACGTCCTGATCCCCGTTCCGATGCGGGCCAGGGACATGGATGCGGGGCCGGAGGTGGGAGCCGTCGTGAAGGCTCCGGAAGCCCCCACACCCGCCACCACGCCAGACGTCAGGAGGGCCGGGTTCGAGTACGAAAGATACTCGCTGTTGCTGATGCCGCCGTCGCTGAGGTCCGCCAGCCGGTTCACATTGGTCGGACCTCCCGGCATCAACGCCGTGGCGACAAGGGTGTGATCAGCGGACAGCCCCGACAGGCCGCTATAAGAGAGCATGTCCGCCGGGCGGGTGACCGCAACGCTGGTCGTGGGGATATAGGAGCTCGGAACTGACCCCTGCTCCATTTGCGGCGGGAAGATCCGGAGCGTGAAGTCCACCGGCTGTCCGATCACGGGCACCAGGATCAGCTTCTGGCTGACGAAGGCCGTGGTCGCTTGGTTCAGCGTGCGGGTAACGTAAGGCCGGGACCTGGTCTCGGTTAGGGTGGCGGCGACCGTGGTATTACCCAGGGCCGATCCGACATTATTGCGCTCGTACAACACGAGTTGCGTGGCGGTGATGTTGGTCAGGTCTCCGCCCGCTAACCGTATGTACTGGCTGTATGTCCATGTCTGACCTGACGCCGCCGCCACGGCTGAGCTTCCCTCAAAGAGGAAGGCGATCTCGGCTACGGAGGATGTCCCAGCTACGCGGACGTCGAGATACGGTAGGCCGCCCTCGGTGCCTGTCCCGACGATGGTGACGGTCGGTCCTGCAGCGGACACGCCCCAGTTCGTCCCGGCCGCACCGCCGGACCCTATCACTCCGACTATGGCCCCGTTGCCGGGGGTCGAATTGCGGATGCTGTTCGTCGCCGCCGGCTCGATCAGCACGCCCTTGTTGGTGATCCGAGGCACGCCGGAACCGAACAGGACCAGGTTCCCCGAGGCGTCTTCCGCGTAGCCGGTCGAGGCTCGCGTGAAGGTCATGTTCCCGACGTCGGCCGGGTTGGTGCTGGTGTAGGTGGTGACGGAGGTGGCAGACCCGCTGGTTAGGATGTAGCTGCTCGGGTAGGTCGCCTTCTCAAACTGAGGAGGACCGACGCGCAGGGTGACATCTACTGGTGAGCTGACAGAGCCAATAAGCTGCAGCTGTGGGGCTGCGCGGGCCACCGAAGCGCCTCCCGCAAGGGTTCCGTAGCCGTTGATCCGAAGAGGGGTCGCGGCTGCAGAAATGTCTGACCGCCAGTCACCGCTGAGAACCGAGTTTACGTAGGCCCCGGCCGCAGTGTTTTGGGTGATCTCGATTTTAACGGTGGCGACATTCGTGAGACTGCCCGCTGCCACCCGGACAGGCACTGCCGCGCACCACGCTTCACCGTTGGCCGCAACAACATCGGTGCTGTTCCCGAAGCTCAGATTGTACTGGTTGCTCCCCGCCGTGCCCCAGGTGCCCGATACGCGGATATCGATGTAGGGCGACCCGTTCTCGGTCCCGGTGCCGACAACAGTAGTGGTGAGGCCTGAGGGGTTGTACTGGTTGACCCAACGTGTGGGCAGCGCGCCCCCCGAGCCCACCACGCCCGTGACAGCCCCAAGGGTTGGGGTGGAGTTGAGGATGTAATTCGTCCGCGTGTACCCCGCCGCGTTTTTGTAGAAACCTGTAGTAAAATCAAGAGCGAACGACGCGCTATTAAATAAAACTCTCCGGCTACTAGTACCTAATAGGTAGCCTGTCCGAACTAATTGTGTCATTACAGAACCTGTGTAATGTGAACGTAACCGTCAGTTGTATCTCTGATAAAGGCGATCTTCTGACCGGGTGTAATCTGTAAGTGGAACTTCTCACCAGCTTCCAGGGGAATGCCTGTAGTAGCAGCCGCTGTGGGGTTAGAACCGACAAGGAAGTAGAGCTTCGTAGACGCGTGAAGCATTACCTCAGAAGCTGCAATAGCTGTGGTTGTTTGGGCAGACGTAGAGCTAACGGCTACACGTTCGACGGTACCATAGGCCCGAGTGGAATCACGAAAAGAGACGGCCATGTTAGCCTCCGCACTTAGCAATATGAATTGCGTTTCTGATGGTTGAGTAGTGTTTACGATTAGTCTTGTTGAGAATTTCAAAGAGAGTGTGCTGATTAAACACACCCTCCTCGATTAGTTCTCGTGCTTGTTTGACGAGTTTATCCAAGTCCAGCAGCCCTCTTAGCGGAGTCAATCTTAGCCTGCCACTTACGGTCACCCTCAGGGCCAGCAGGGAAGTTACGACGATCAAGCACACCATACTGAGTCAAAGCCTTGATGATGTCACCTTTGTTACTCTTGATCAGTTCAGACAGATACTGCATAGACGCAGGAACTGCCTTGGTGGGATCGTTACGGTAGTCGAAGCCTTCGCCCAGCAAACCGTACTGTCTGGCTGTACCGTCGATGAACTGACCATAGCCTGTAGCTGTGCTGTCCGGCTTACCGTCCTTGTTCACGTCGATCTGTGTACGACCAGTACCTTCAGCGCCAATCAACCATTTACCGAGATTAGGACTGATATCGTACTGTGTGGCAGCGTTGGATGTGATGTCGTCGACAGACTGGGACTCAAGGTTCTTGAGGGTCTCAGTGGCCAGCGCACCTGTCAGGTCGTTCAGACGCTTCGTGAAGTCCGGTACGCCTTGGTCCGGCTTGAGACCGGGGAGACGCTTGCCAGTGGCGAAGAAGTCCGCGTAGTCAGCCATGTTACCAGCACCTTGCGGCACGTCTTGGTTATGTTCCTTAGACCACAGCAGCGCTTGCAGGTATCCGTTCATTGTCTTCAGCTTTTCGTTGAGCTGAGGATCACCCTTGCGCGCCATTTCTTCGAATGACGGGACGTTGGACGGAAGGTACCCAAAGCGAGACACCGAGCTACCAGTTTGTTCGTTGGCGCGAGCCCAAGTCTTGTACGCAGTTTCATCCGCCTTGATCTCGAAACGACGTCTATCACGATTAAACTCAATCTTGAAAACACCATTCGCAGACTTCATAGGCCCTGTCATCTTAGCGACTTCAAGGCCTTTGGCAGCCGTACCAATCATTGAATCAATGACTTCTTCAGCTTGCTGCTTACGAGCAGGGTCACGAGACAGTTGGTTCAAGGCTTCCCAGGTTTCCGGATGTCCAACGATGTCAGCAGCCTTCTTCTGGGAAGACATAGGAGTACCGGGTTCAAGAGCAAAGGCAGCATCCAGAGTGTTCCCGAAGCTGTTCATGAAGCCCTTAACCGTGCCGTCGTCCGTTGCTCCCTGTCTAATCGCTGTACGATTGCCGTTGACAGCAGCTAGGAGTGTAGGGAGGACTTGCTTAGCTTCTTCAGCGCTGTACGACTTCAGATTAGCGTCGCCACGGATAATAGCGGCAGCTCTCTGAATTTGATACATACCCTTCATCGACCCAGGGCTGAAACCGTTCAGCTCAGCTTTGAGGGCCTTGAGGGTGCCCGGGCCAAGGGCCATGGACGGATCGCTACCAAAGATCAGAGGAAGTGCGTTCTGCATACCCGGCAGCTTAGCCAGCTCTGTGTACAACGGGAAAGACGTAGCGGCATCGATACCTAGATTAGTCTGCATGGACGTCAGGACGTTTTGACGAGCCTTGACGTCGGACAATTCGCCTGTGTAGATTTGAACAAAGGCATTGTACTTGTTATCATAAATGTCTTTGATCTGTTGAATGTGTTCTGGCTTAGCACCAGCTTCGTACGCTTGGGCCACAGCAGCGGACTTAGCCTGTTGGAAAGACGTAGCAAGCAGAGGCATTTGCTTCTGGAGTTCCTGCCACTTAGTCCCTGTAGGGTCTTGAGAAGCTTCAACAGACAGAGCTGTGAAATTGCGCTCGTAAGAACCAAAAATCATATCAGCTTGACCAGCAAAAGACTTTACCAGATCACGACCACCTTCTTCTTCGCCACGCTTACGTGTGATTTCGTCGATCTCTGTAGACGTCTTGAGGAATGTCAGCTTGTCTTGAGCAGCCTTCATACGAGACTGTTCGAGCAGATATGTTTGACCAGCAGCTAGTTGTGTCAGACGATCATCATTAGGACCGACAAGACCAGCCTTGATACCAGCGTCAATGACGAACTCTTCGTTCTTCTTTCTGTTGTCCTCCGCTGTCTCCTGCCACTCTAGTTGGTTCTTGAGGTCACGGAAGACATAGTGATCGTACCCTCGAGATTGGAAGTACTGAGCGATAGCAGCCTTGTTCTCAGGGTGCAGTTGGAACAATTCTTCAATCGTATTTTCAAGATGAAGATTGACAGCCCCAGCAGGCATAGTACCCTGATTGACAGCACCCTTGATCTTGTCGAGTTTGGTGCCAGCCGCAATCACTTCGTCAGGGATAGCTGTAGCAGCGACCCGACCGTACTCCATGTCAAGCTGAGCACCCTTCATTTGATCGAAGGCTTTTTGTTCAGCGTCGTTCAGAGCATTCTTAGATTCTTGCGCAGAAGCGTACTGTTCGTTCTGAGCATAGGCGTCAATGAAACCCTTACCTGCACTAGCAAGGGTTCCAAAGACATTTGACACTCGTCCTAGCGGCTTAACAATACCGCCAGCGGGATTAGCGTTTTCAAGGGTTGCTGTCAGAGCCGCCACTTAAAGTCTCCATTACTTGAGCTTGATTCTTGTCACGTTCAACTTGTTGAGACAGGCTGTCCAGCAACGAAGGTGTCAAGTAGTTTTGTGATCTTTGGATAGCATCGATGCGAATGTCAGGAGGAAGCATTCTGCTGTAAGCATTCACTTCTTCCATGATCTCACGTCTATGCTCCGGTTCGTTGATCATACGTGTTCTATAGTTAGACAGGACGCGAGTAGCTTCAGTCACTTGTTCCTTACGATTGTCATGGAACGCTTTGAGCGCCGCAACTTCGTCCAGCTCACCGGGAGCAAAAGACAGAGCCACAGCCCAAGCGTCTTGAGTCGGAAGACCGCTAACAACCGTAGTACCCTTAGAGGTTACGTACGTGCCGTATTGATGGACAAGATAAGCCTTTTGAATATTCGAGATTGTCGAGATATTACTAGCCAAGCGCATGAAGGCTTCAGATGTCAGTGGCATGTCACCACCAGACTCAGCAGCAGCGTAACCAGCAACGTCTAGGATTGTCTCAAACCCAGCCTTACCAATGCTGTACGTGGCACCACCCATGACGTCCATGAAGGACTTCTCGCCATAGGCAGAAGCACCAAACATGTCCTTGAGTGTGTCCGTCCAGAACGCACCTGTACCGACTCGCTTAGACACCAGAGCATCAATACCAGTCGCAGCGTACAGAGCGTTGTCTAGAATCCCCCTGTCCAGATAGGACATAGCGGAACCGATCTCAGGAGCCTTACCTTGATGTTCTTTGAATTTGTCCATGACGTACGGGGCAACAGGAATACCAGCCGTACCGTACAGCAAGGTTTGACCCATGACCAGACGAGCGCGTTGAGCGCCGGAGAACTCCTTACCCAACATCACTTCCAACATCCGAGCGTTGTAAGCCCAGAACTGTGTAGGGATGGACAGGAGGCCCTTCTGCCAGTACGCCGCAGACTGTTCAGACATACGGAAGCTGTAGTCTTCAGCTCGACCCGCTACGTACCTAATGAAGTCATTAGACGTGTAGGCGTCCTTACCGTACTTAGCGACCGCATCAGACCAAGCAGCCTTATAGGCAACTGCTCTGTTCCAGCGTTCAGCTTCATAGAACCAGAACCTACCAGCTTGCCTGAAAGCGCCGTCAGCAGACATGATACCAGCCGCAGCATTAGGACCGTAGCTGTTGATGAGCAAGTGAGAACCACCAACGTCAAAGAAACCGCTGTTCTTAGCAGACTTCATAAACGCCTTGAACTCACCTGTGCTGCTAAAACCACCATGCTTAACCATACCACGCTCAACGAGTGTGTTGAGAGTTTCCTCACCAGCACCCTTACGGAAGTATCCGTACAGCATGGGCATGATCATATTGACACCCTCTAAGCCCGCCTTAGGGTTCAGAGCGATAGCAGCAGCCATTGTAGCCGTTTGCAAAGGGAACTGAGCGATGTTGAACAGACCCAGCTTTAGGTCGAAGGCAACGCCTCGTAGGGCACGCACGGGGTTCTTATCGTTCCACCAAGTGAGCGCCGTAGCCGTCGCCTTGTCTCTAATACTGTAAGGATCGTTACCAGCCACCCATTCAGACAGACGACGTGTGTACACTTCCTTCTGTCTGTCAAACTCAGTTCTCCACCCAAGTGTTCTCTTGATGATATCACGTTGGGCCTCAGCTTGTTGTCTAATATACTCAGGAGTCCCGATCTGGAGATTACCAGTTGTCAGAGCGTCCATAGGGCTAGACGGTCTCTTGTCCAGATAGTCGCCGAAGGTCTTCATCCACCGTTCAGCCGCACTGATCTTGTAGTCGCTGAAAGACGTGATGTTAGCCACGTTGACCAGAGACTGGTTGATCGCTTCGTACGGGTCCAGTGTGGGAGCCATAGCGCCTTGGAAGTCCTTCAGGTGTTCACCCTTACCGCCGTAGTACATACGTCCGTTGGTACGCAGATACCCCTCAATGGAGGTCTCTTCCACGTCTCGCATGTCAATCCAGCCAGTCGACTGGTGGTAGTCAGGGAGTTCCTCACGGTCATAGGCAACCCGGAAGGGTGTGTCCTTTTCATAGACAGAAGCATCCATGTTACGGATGAAGTCGTCACCAGACATGTTAGGCGGCAAGAGCTTAGCGAGGACTGAGCCGTCGCGTTCACCAGCCAGATACAACTGACGGGCAGCCTCCATACGGTTGACCCAGTACTCGACTTCGGCCCTTGTCTGACCCACGATGTACGTAGAGGGGTTCTTGGCGAACTTCTCACCGTCAGGTTGAACACCGAACACGGCTTGCTTGGCAAAGTACTTACCACGGTAAATACGGTGCCCACCAGCACGGTACCCAATCTGTTGACGCAGCAAGGGTTCAACCTTGACGTCGGACATCTTTGTCAGGAACGAACGAACTTCGGAACCGTCAGCCAACTTGACTGTCTCTTCCATGTTAACAAGAACGTAACCTTCAGCCTTCAGGCGCTCAATCTCAGCGTCTGTCAGAGGATTCTT